CGCAACTCTTTTGCTCTATCAAGCCGCAGTCGCAGTCGAACGATAGCGAATGATGCTGAAAGGATCGACCACAGACGAGCACAGGCGTTTTTCGCCATAGTATGTGATAAATCCTGGTTGCGTTTGATCGTAGCGACGCAGAACCATGTTGAGACGATCAACGATGGTATGACCACGAGTAAAGTCACCGAAATAAATCGGGTACAGCGAGGTCGTGCCAGCAGAGCCAGCAGGCCCAACGGGGCTGTCGCAGTAGGCGTTAACGCGAACGTCGAAGCCCAACAATTTGCCCACGATGCCGTCATACACCAACGGAGACATACGCTCGAACACCGGAGTGCCGTTATCGTCCACCAGACCACGCAGGCCAGCCAGGGCCAACGGACTCATCATAAACGAGTTGCCGTTGCTCCAGTACTGTTGCGGCAGGCTGTGAATGAACGTCACAATGTCGCCAAACGTGATGAGGTTTGCAGAGCCAAAGCCGTTAGTGGTTGCTTGGTCATACGTAGCGATGCTATGCAGACCATCAGATGCCGCAGTACCAGAGTTGCCGAAGGCCGCAGTGCTAATAGTACCGCCAGCGTACGAAGCATTCGCACCAGGATAACTATTCAGACCACGCAGGCCGTCAGTGCCGCCGTAAGCGGTGGTGGTAGTGCCAGCCTGATCGGAGTTGAGGATCATCGATTGGCCCTCCACCTGACTGAATTCTTGGAGCATGTCATCAACGACGTTTGCATCCAAGCCGTCGATGTCATCCAGAGCCGCAGTACGGATCGGGAATTGCACGTTGACGTCTTTCAGGTTTAATTGCCAAATGCTGGTGGCTTCAGTTGTTGCCGCGCCGTTATTTTGAATTGCGTAACCCCAGGCCGCACCAGCGTTGCCGATTTTTGCACGGAACTGATACGTTGCGCCATCGGTAGAGACGTTGCGAGACAAACCACGCATCGGGTTCATCAAACGCAGTTTGTGGAACACGGGATCGTACGCAGTACGGCCACCAATGCCAGCACCAGAGCCAGTTAGGGTCGACGCTTCATTCAAATAAGCATCGTACTGATCGGTAGACTCGAACAGTTTGATTTCTTGATGAACGCGCTTGTTCTCTTTGTAGAAGTTACGCAGTTGTTCCTTGACCATGCGGTTTACGTCCTGACGGACGGTTTTCGCAGGGGCGCGGATCAATTCAGGCACTTGAATCGCAGAGACTTTCGCTTCGAGCGCGGCCACTTTTTCGGTGAATTCGGCCTTCACGGATTCCACAGTCTCGGCGACCTTGGTTTCCACTTTGGCGATTTCTTCCAGGTTGGACGCTTTAATCTCGTCCACTTTTTCGAGCACTTTTTCCATCGACATGATGTTGTCCTTTATTTAAGACGTTTTGATAATGCCTCAGACAGTTGACGCAACTCAAGTGCGGCAAGCAGTTCGTCGGCCTCGGTCACTTCCGCATCAGAATCGCTCCGACTCGGCGCATTTTCAACCGGCAATGCAACGGCATCTCGCTGTTCCATCACACGTTTGAATACAGATGCGGCAGTGACCGCATTCTGCTTTGAAACCCCGGCATCTCGCAGGGATCGTTCCAAAACTCGAAGGTCGATCTCACCATTAGCGGTGAAATACTCCAGTTTTTGAATTTCAGCATTTGGGTTGTTCGGGTACATCACGACCGACACCTCGCGCAATCCACCCTTGACGATTTGAAAAAATGCTTTTTCGTAATCGAATTCGGGATTGCTCCACATCGTCCCATCAGGCCCAGGCGGGAACGGATTGCCATCAGCATCGACGTAATGCGCTTCCTCCGCATACGCACCCACAGACACACCGCCAAACATTTTCGGCGACTCTTTCAGAATGTTGTATAAATCCGAGCCGCCGACGGTATTCAAATACAAACGACCCGATGCGGTCATTCCTTCATCATCGAAATTGAACTCCGTCCACTCTCCCATCGGCATTCCGTGGTCATTGTGATTCAGGAACATTGGCAAAGGTTTATCGCTCTCCGCAAACTCTTTTGCCCAATCGGCGAAGCCTTCCGGCTGATAATTGAATCGACGACCGTCCTCGCCTTCACGAGCACCCCAGGTGGTGACTCGGGCCTCAATCTTGCCGCTTGGGTTTGCGGCCTCGTCTGCGGACGGCGACAGTTTCACCTGTGCTTCGCAAATCAGCGTTAGATTTTTCATTAACCACCCCGTTATGAATAGATTGATTGTCGTCTTTTATCGTATGGGGGTTTTCTATGACTGGGAGTGTAACATCGGACCCCTTTATTTGTGAAGTCAAAATTGCAAGGGCCATTTTTAGGCGATTCATTGTTTTGCCCCGATATTTATCCGACTACGCTGATTCCCGCCGCCGCCCCCAGTATCTTGAGGCGAAGTCCCAGGAATCGGGCCATCGCCACCGCCCCCGCCACTCGACAATTCGTCCCCGTCCTCGTGCTCTGCCATATTCAGGTATTCCCGCGCTTCGTTCGGAGTCATAATACCGGCCTTTACGCCAGCCGACACGAAATTCATTTGATCCAGGGGCGCACCCTTTAAAAAGTCCTTTGTATCGAAACGCACACACAGAGTTGGATAGCCCTTAAACAAATGCTGTTTGAGTTTTTGCTCCAGGTTAATGACGGTCGGATACATCGTCGTTTTGTGGAACTCATCCAGCATCGTTTGCGTATTATTATATTTTTGGTCGGCAATACCAATCATTGCAGGCGGCACTCCAAACAAACCGCAGATTCGCTTCATGGTTTGCTCTTTTAAGGCGGCGGCTTCAGCATCTTGCAAAGTCAGCATATCGATTGCCGAGTATTTCATGCCCTGGTCGAGCAACATACCTTGACCAGCCTTGCTAGGGTCAACCGCACGACTGCCGGTCATTGCGTTCCAGGTTTCTTTGATCCGTGATGCAATCTCTTTGAATTTTGCGTCGGGAATCACCTGATCGGTGTAGAAAATACCGGACGGTTTTGCGCCATTCTGCATAATGAAGTTGGCGTAAATATCAATGTCCTGGTCCAATGCCACCAGTTCCGTGGCCAGAAT